CGCGGACTTCTCGCAATGCCCATCCGAGGTCGAAGACGAGGTGGATCGCGCAAACCGCGGCGAGGGGGGGCCGGCGTAGTCCATTCCAAACTCTACACAAAACTCTACACCGTCAAAGGTGCCCAAATGTGACGCTTACCTATGAAACGGTGTAAAAGATAAGGGCCAAAATACCCCTTTGGCAGACTCCCTACGGCTGCGCCACTATAACCTAAGCCCCGCAAGAATAGCAACTTGCGGGGCTTTCTATTGGTAACTCTACGCTAAACTCTACACTACTGGCCGATTCGGACAGTCAGCACACGTTGTCTGGCCACTCGGGCCAGTCGGCATCCCTCGTCGTCCTCCACCTCGTCTAGCCAGCCTTGGGCGTGGGTGCTCATGCCCCTGCGCGGGGCGTCAAACGCTACTTGGCGACAGGCTTTGGTGCCTGCCGGTACGCCGTCACGCGCACGATGCGCCGGTTCAGCTTATCCCAAACCGGGAAAACCTTCTGCTCAACGTCGCCGCTTTTCAGCGCGGGGCGCAGGATCTCGGCTACCCGCTCGGGCGCGCACTCCAAGTCCTCGGCTACCTTCTCGCGGGCATCCCAGCCGACGGGCAGCTTGTAGATTTCGGCGTTCTTCTTTTCCACGATTGATTTCCAGTTCATGCGTTGGTCGGGTTTTCGGGTTAGGTTAGGTGGATCGGCGCGGTGACGGTTCGCCCGCGCTTGGAGTCCCACAAAAAGAAAGTCTGCTGTGGCGGCTCAAACGGAGCCTTGATCGCCAGCGAAAACGCCCCGTAGCCAATCAGCGAACCGTTGGCGATCCACTTGGGGTTCTGCTGCTGGGTGTGGTGGTGCCCGAAAATGTCGAGGTCGGCCACGCGCGCCTTGTTCCACGCGGCGATTGCTTTCTCCACGCTGATCGTGATGCCGCCGACACCGCCATTGTACGCGATGTTGTCGCCGTGGTGCAGGCGGATCGTCCTGCCGTAAACGTCTAGGAAGTTGTGGTATCCGTCCGCGATCTGCCACTCGGCGGTGGGGCAAGCGTCGGCCAGGATGTGCCACATCATCCACTCATAGCTGTTCGCGGCCCCGGTCGAATGGCGCGGCTTCTTCGTCGTGCGCCCGTGGTTGCCGTAGCTGCACGGGACGATGATGCGCGAATAACCGCCCTGCTTCTTGAGGTATTCGAGGCCGCACTTGATCCGCTGGATCAGCCAGAGGACCGTCTGCGTCGGAGAAAGACCATTAGACTCCTGCAATTCCTCGTGTATGTAGCCGGTCATGGCATCGCCGAGCATTGCCAAAACGAGCGTGTCGATCTTGGTGCCGTGCCGCTCGATCTCGGTCAGGCGCACAACCGACTTGAAAAACTTCTCAATGCGCCTGTCTGCGATCTCTAGGCTGAACTCGTTCAGCCCGTTGACCGAGCGTGGATCGACCGTTTCCTCGACGTGCCAATCGCTCGCAATGGCGAAAGCAGTTGCCTCCGACTCGTCTTTGCCGGTCGCTTTGATCGGCGGCAGCGCAGGCAATCTTTGGCGCAAAGCAAGGGCGATTTCAAGCTGTTCATTGGTTTCTTTTGCGCATTCGGAAAACTCGGCCAGTTGCTTTCTGAGGTCTTCCACTTCCTTCGCGTGCTGCGCGGCGGTTGTGGCCCGTTCGATGTTCTGCCATTTTCCGTTGCTCATAGAGGTAACGGCTCGCGCACGGCGCGACCCATATACGCTAGGCGCAAACGTCAAACTTTTCCGGCGTTTTCCAGCGCGGCGATGCGCACCTCGGCCTGGTCGATGCGGTCGGCCAGTTGCTCAATCAATTCTCGCGTGGATTTTGCTAACGGCCTAACGGAGTCGGTGCGAGCATCGTAATACTCGAGCGCCTTGTTGATCTCGACCTGCGAACCGTCGCGCTTGGTGATTGTCGTCGTGGCCATGTCAGTAATTGGCGATCAGCGAAGTGTTTCCGGTCATTACAACATTGGTGCTGGCGTTACTCGTGTTTTCCACGCGGTCTATATCTGGCCAACCTCCCGACCAATTGATAAACGGATCTGAGCCGGCAGGATTGACCGCCACAATGGCCACAACCGCGCCCGCGGAATAGGTGCCGGCCCCGCTCGGATTGTAAAGCGGGTTTCCGGTGGAATTGGAAAGCGTCAGGGTGTACGTCACGCCACCACTCTGGGAGTTTGCCGCGCCCGAAACGCTGCTCGTGAATGCCGAGGCGTTGCCCGTGCGGTCCACCGCCTTGAGCCAGTAGTAATAGGTCGTGGTGCCGCTGGGCAGCGTGTCCACGAAACGCGAGGCAAAAGTGTTGGCGATCTTCGTTGCGCTGCCGCTGCTATTGCTTGTGTGCCGCCATACCTCGTAGTGCGAAAGATCGTCCTCCGTGTTGTCGTCCCAATCCAGCGTGATGCTCTCAAGCGTGCCGGTAGCGGCAAGGCCGGTCGGGGTTGCGGGTGCCGTTGTGTCCGACGACACGGTGTAGTTTGACTCCGTATCGTATGCGCCCAAGACGCTGTTCACGTTCTCAAAGCGCACGCGGACGTCGTAGGCCACACCCGCCAGAACGTCCGTGATGAAGTCCGTGTTGACGTCGCCGCGCAGGGTCGTGGTCCAGATGAGCCAGTCCGTATCGGCGTGCTTTTTGTATTCGATGTGAACGTATCCACCAGCGCGGATGTATTGCGAAGTCGGCAAGGTCCATGTCGCCTTGAGGCGGGGAGTCACCGTGCCGTCAGCCTGCAAGAAGTTATCCGTCGAAAGAGTAAGCCCGCTGGCGCTCTCCACCGTTAGCGGGTCAAACAGGTCGGTGTTGGGCGCAGGGTCAACGGTTGTTTCCTCGCCGTCATTCCAGTCCCAGACGGCAGAGGCGGTTTCGCGCAGGACCAAGTCCACGCCAAGGGCCGGTGCGTTGCCCTGATTCTCAACCGCAAAGGAAAACTCCACTACTTCGAACGCCTTGGAGGACCAGCCCATGCGGGTGTTCGTGAGGTTCACGACGTCGCCCACCTGGCACTGCATCGCCGTCAGTTTCATGGGTGCCCGCACGACGATCTGCTGGCGGATGCGCTCAAGCTCGATCTTGGCCAGCCGTTGCGCCGTGGCGTTGCTCGTGGTAAACGGAAGCTCGACGTCGCGCCAGATGCGCTCCCCGCCGTCCTCGCTCGTGTACGTTGAGTTCACGATCTGCGGGAAGTCTGCCGGTTGCCACTGGTTGTCCTCGCTCACATAGACGCCCTTGACGCCGTTGAAAATCTCCCGGCGTGATAGCTTCGTCTGCACGGACATGGAGCCGCGGAAGTCGTCCTCGGTGAAGGTAATGGTCGGGGTTTGATACGCCCCCGCACGGATAACCCACTTGCCGCCCACGTAGAGGACGGTGCCGGCCCCCGCGGAGCACAGCTTATTGATGATGGAACTCGGCGTCTCCGACAGGTCGATCACGCCATTGATCGTGTACCGCTTCTCCGTGGATGCGTCGGCCAGCACAACGTCCTCGTCGGCCACGTTCGCCGCCGCGCTGCATTCAGTCGTGTCGATTTCGCTGCTGGAAGCGCCGAGGCCGATGCCGGAAAGCGTTAGGTAGTCGCGCACGCAGAGCGCCCAATTCGCGCTCCATCCCGTGGTCGTGTCGCGCGTATCGTAAACCTTGCGCCCCTTGACGATGGCGGAAATGTTGGGAATGCCGCCAGGGAAAAGGTTCTGGTTGAACTTCAGCTTGACGTAGATGTACGCGATGCCCCGCAGGCGGTGGTCGTTGCTCCACTTGGCCGATGTGACAGCGCTTTGCAGGTCGGTGTCCACCGTTTGCGACGTCGTGCCAAGGTGCTTGTAAACCCAAGCATAGCTCGCGTATGTGCCCGTGGCGGCATTGCCGGAAAGCGGCACCACGACGTCGTCAAAGTAAATGTCGTCGATGGATTCAACCTCGTGGCCGGCAAGCGCCACGACAAGATTCAGGTACTCGTTGTTGGTTCCGCTCGTCTCCGCGTAGACCAGCACGCCGCCCGTGCGTACGCGCCCGTAGATCAACTGCCGCGGGGCGGTGGCGCTCTTGACCGTGATCGTGTTGTTCAGGCCGGAAGTGTCTAGGCTGGGCGACGATGGCTTCTTCGACAGGACGCGGTTCAGCCCGTAGGCAATCGCCGTGTAGGTCACGGTGTTGGCCACGAAAGCCATGACCGTGATGGATGCGGCCTGCGAAAGACCGATGGCCTGCAACGCGCTGGAAATGCTCAGGATTACGGGGGCCATTATTCAACCCTCCATGCCCGCGCGCATTCGGCGGTCTTTACCAAGGCGATCTGCTCGGGGCCGGTGAATGCCGACCACACGCCAAGGCACACGCCCGCAACGGGCCGCTTGCCAACGAGCAACATGAGGTCGCCGCGGTGGGCCTGCGTGACGGGGATTTCCGCGAAGCCTTCTGCGCCGGCAATGGTCGCAACCATTTCCTCAAACCCGCCCCGCGCCTTGAAAATGCGGGCTGCGCCAAAGGCGGAATGGTACTGGCCGCGCCAGTGGTGCGCGGGGTCTTTGCCGGTGATGGCTTCAATTGCCCCACACGCGAACATGATGCAGTCGTTTGTGCCCCACGCAAAAGCCTGCCGCTCATGGGCAGCAACGTAGTCGTTGAGGGCACGGGGCCAGTTGTTCACGCGAGGCATGGCGGCATCATTCAAACTGCACCAGTCCCTTTGCGGTGGGGTAGAGCGCCCCTGGCGGAAGGCTGGCCTGCGGACCAGCCACGCCCCAATAGATTTTCTTGTCCTGCAAGCCGGCCACGTACTCGAGGCCCAAGTCGCCCGCATAGTCGATCTGCTGGTCCTCGTGTGTGTAGCGGCGGGCGCGGGCGCGGTTCAGGTCGATCAGGCGGTTCTCGCCGGTCAGGCGGATGGTCGCCGTGTCGCCCGAATCTTCGATCTCCATGACGTCCATGCGCCCTGAAAAGAACAGGTATGGGTCGGCAATCAGCGCGCCCGAGGAATCAAGCGTGCCAAGCCACAGGGAGCAGGTTCGGCCTTGGTAGGCATCAGCCAGCGCAACCGTGATCAGCGAGGACGGGATGCCGGTCAGTGAAAACGTGATGCCCTTGGCCGACTGGTCGCTTGCCTCGTCCACGCGATCAACCCCGCCGAAATTGCCGATGCCGGTGAAGGTGTTGCCGCCCCAGACCAAGTCGCCGTAGCCCGACCAGCACCGCACGGCACCCGTGGGGAAGTCCGCGTAGAACATCAGGACCGGCGTTACCTGAACGGCGGTGATGCTATTCTTGAATGCCGTTGTGAGCGACCGCGCCATACTTTAGATCGCCTCGACAAATTGCACCGTAAGGCCGGAAATTAGCTGATCAACGGAAACGCTCCACGGCACGTTGCCGGAAAGTCGCCAGATGCCGGTCGCGGCGGTGACAGAAAGTGCGGCATTGTCAGCCGGGGAACTGCGCAGGCGCGGCCAAAGCGTCAGCGTAGCCTCGCCGCTGCCGTTGCTGTTGGCGTCAGCCATGATCATGTGCAACTTGCTCGAGGTGGTTGTGCCGATTTGCAGCCAATCGCCGGCCTTGACGATGCCGGCCTGACTGATCGTCCACCCATCTGTCACGAGATCATAGCCCGTCTGTGATGCGCCTTTGACCAGCGGAGTCCCGGTGCCAATGCCGCGCGAGGTCGCCCAAGCGGGGTCGCTGAAATAGAAGGTGCCCTCGCTGCCATTGAGGGAGGTCAGCGCAGCCACCCAAGGCGCAGCCTCGGCGCGATTCATTGGCGGAAGCTCAAACTCGCCCGTCCACATCTGGCCGGGATGCGCGTAAACCTGCTGCTGCATCGTGAAGGGCGAGGAATACGACGCCACCACGCTCCGCGGTTGGATAGCCACGCGGCGATAGCCAGGTGCGGACGGAAGCGAGATCGGGTACGAGATAGCCATTAGGCGAAGGCGGCGCGGCCCGAGCGTACCTGCATGGACTTGAATGCGGCAATCGTTGCCGCCTTCGTGGCCTGCAAGGCGGGGATAAGTTCCGCCTTGGTGACGCCCATTGGGAAGTTATAGACGAACGAGTAATTGTTACCCCCAGCATTTCCGCCGCTGGTTAGATTGTGATTTGGTATGATTCGGCCCGATGTATTTGGGGTAAAGAGTTCTGGGCCATTCTCGCCCACGATGTAGGGAGAGCCAGAGTTGACGGGACCGCCTTGGGCGCGGAACATGCCCTTGAGCCCGCCCGAAATACCCTCGGCCAGCGGGGCGGTGACCATGTTGCGGAACACGAGGCGGATGAGGTCTTGCGCCAAACCGCGCAGGACGTCGCTCAGTTTTCCGCCCTCAAAGATGGCATTTTCAAACGCCGTCGCCATGACGTCGCCAGCCTCGCGCGCAAGGTCTTTGTTGCGCCGCATGATGGTCAGGCGGTCCTTGTCGATTTCGGCCAGCTTTTCGTTCAGCTTGATCGACTTCTCGATGCCGTTTACGTCGCCGGCCAGAATATCGAGATTCGAATTGCCCAGCGCCTTGAGCACCTTGGCGCGCTCCGCATTCAGTTCGCGCAGGCTGACGGTTGAGGTTTTCCAGACGCGCCCGATATCCGCCTCGCCCTGCGCCACGGTTTCCTGTGCGGCATTCAGCTTGTCTTGCAGGCCAATCAAATCCTTTTCGGCATCCGTGCGCAGCTTGGCCGCTTCCGCCAGCATGTTGTTTTTCTTCGCAAGGTCGGACATGGCCGCAGCCTGCCGTTCCATTGCGGCGGCTTCATCGCGGCGGCGCATCACGCTGTCGCCGGCACTCTCGCGCACAATGCGCAGCGCCTTGCGTGCCTCGCCCAGCTTGCGCATGGACTCAATTTCCTTGTCCATCTGGCCCGACGACTCGCGGCGCGTTTCAGCGGCCAGCCGGTCGGTTTCGAGCAGGTCTTTTTCGGCTGCATCCAGCCCCTCAATGGCCGCAATGCCGCCAAACTTGATCAGCCCCCAGAGCGAGGCCAGTCCCTTGCCGGCGCTCGCCACCATGTTTTGCAGCACGCCCTTGGCGTCGGCAGCGGCGGCATTCAAGCGGTCCCACGAGTCAATCGTTTCTTGATCGACGCCAGGCACGGCGCGGACGTCCTCGGCCACGGCGCGGACCTGCGATCCAACCAGCACGGCGATGGAGCCGATGCCTGCCATTTTCAGGCCGAGGCCCATGACCTTCTTTTGGGCGGCATCGCCACCAACGGCCAGCGTGCGCAGGCTTTGGTTGACGCTCGCAAAGGCGGCGCGGGTTTTGTCGATGGCGACGATGCTCCAAGAGACGACGGACATTTATTTGTTCAGCTTGGCGGTGCGGTTGAGATGCGTGAGGTAGGCAATCCACCCCTCTTTTTCGGCTTCGGGCATTTGCAGGATTTCTCCCACGGTCTTTCCTAGGCGCTCTGCGAGGGAATAGATGAAGATGAAGTCCGCCCCCGCCTCGGACTGTATCAGTTTTTTAGTTCGTCGGCCTTGGGGGCATCGCCGCCCGACATGATTTCAGCGCAGACGCGGATGAGCACGTTTGAATCGGCGTGCTGCAAGAGCGTGGCCTTGTCATTCAGAGTGAACAGCGGCTTGCCATCGGCATCCTTTGCCTTGGTGATGAGAATCTTGACCAGCACATCGTAATCGTTCTCGCCCTTCATGCCGGCGTAGATGCGGCTTTTCTCTGCGACGGTTACGGCGGTGGTGTAAATTTCCAGACCCCATTCAGGCACCTCAATCTTGCGGGTGCCGATGGCATCGAAATGGGCGGTGATCTTGGCTAGGGCTTCATTCATGGGGTAAAGCCTTAGACGGTCAGGGTGGACAGGGTGCCAGTGCCGCTGGCCGAGAACGTCGCCTCAACGAGCGAGTCATGGCGAGCCGTGACGTCGAAGCTCGTGATGTTGGCCAACCCGCGGTAGTAGGTCGAACTGGTCGCCAGCCCCTCGGGGTAGAGCGCAATCGTGACCGTGCTTCCAATGGTGAGGGCACCCTGGCCGGCATCGGTTTCGTCCCAGAACAGATCGCCACTGACCTTCCAATCCTTGATTGTGGTGCGGCGGGTTTTCCAGTTGTCGCCAATGACGGTGTCCTCGACCTCGTCGGTGGTGATGCTGAGTGAATAGCCGCGGACCTCCGCGACGGTGAGCGATGAGGCGTTGAGCACGCCTTCCTTGCCTAGATGATTGGCCATGATAAATTGCGGTTAAGGTTCAGTTGAGAAATACTTGACGGTGAACGTTAGGCGGGCGCACCCGAATGGCTCGGCTTCGTCGCCCTCGTATAGATACTCCGTGCTCGTCAAAAGAATGTCTTTGCACTTGCCGGAAAGCGTGGAACTGGCGAGGGCTGCGGCCTTTAGCGTATCGCACTTGTCGTCGAAATCATCCTCGAGCAGCGCCGTAGTCGCCGCCTTGTTCCAGTAGTCCACAGCCAGCGTGAGGTTGCGCATCTGGAAGCGCGAGTGCGTAAGGGTCTGGGTGTCCGTATCCTCTCGCATCTGCCAAACGTAGATCAGCGGAAAGTTTGCCCCGTCAGGCGTGTTGTAGCGCCCCTTGTAAACGCGCGCAGCCACGAGTCCGCTGACGTTCGTAAGCGCGGTTATGAGCGCGTCCTTGATCTCTTTGCGTGCGGATGCCATAGGCTGCTTACCTTTCGAGAATCGTCACAAATCCAAGATTCGTCGCCTTGCCCGCTATCAGCCGGTCAATCTTGCGCTGCGTGATGCGCTCACGGGTGGCAAGCGCCGCGTCAACCATGCGCTGATAGCCTGGAATCTTGATGTTTCGGGCGATGGCGCGGACAAAAGGATTCTCGCCAGAGTTCACGATGGCGTAACCGCTGGCCGACTCGTGCCGGCCATACCATGCCGGGGCAGTTCCGCCCGTGGCGCGGATGATGGCAACCCATGCGCCCTTTGCCCAGCCAACCGCACCCTGCATCCAGCGCAGATGCTTTTTGGCCGCGGTCGCATCCGTGGTCATAATGAATGACTTTTTAGGCACCCGCCCATAGCGATTGCGCCGGCTGGTGTGGTCGGTCGGCTCAAACCGCTTCACCACCCAATTGCGGTTATCCATCTCGTTGAGGGCGGTTTGCAGCGTCTCATTGTCCTTGCGTCGGATGAGTTCGCGCATCGGCTCGCGTATTTCCTGCTTGGCGCGGCTGAACGAGTTTTGATCTAGCACGCCAACCGCCCTGTAAAAGTCGCGCGCCACAGCCCCGCGACCCTGTGCGAGCGACTGCGGGGGCGTGAGCTTTACGATTTGCTGCGCCAGCAGGCGGGCTTCCTCGCGGATAACCTGCCAGGGTGCAACGCGCGCCTCCTTGGCGAGAATATACAGCTTATTCTCAAGCCCGCGCGTGTTTGTGGTGAGCGTGATTTGCACGGCTCAGATCACGCGCTTAACGTCGAACTCGAGGCACGCCAACTCCGCGTCGTAGCGGACGGCTTCGACGCTGTACGTCACGCCGGCCCGCACCACGGTCTGCCTAACGGTCGGAATGTTTGGAAGCTCGGTGAAAGTCGTCGCAATCGTGAACTTCTTTTCATCACGCAACTGGTCGTTGACGTCGGCAAATTGGTTCACGCGCTCGGCCCAAACCCCGCTGAACGTAACCCCGCCCGTGACGGCAGTAAGCGCGCCGGCACGCGCCAGCACGCCGTTCCAATCGGCAAGGAGGTTCGCGGTGTCAAAATCGCCCATGTAAATATGCGTTACGTCAAACCCTAGGCACGACCGCCCGCCGCGGGTGCTGCCAGTCGTGGCGCGGGTCGAGGTCGGGGATGTGGTGCCACGATTCGCGGACGGCGGATGCCAGAATTGATGCTGCGGTATTCACGGTCAGCACATGCTTGGCCGCGGCCAGCCAGTCCACCAGTTCGCCCACGCCCGACAACTCGTGGCACCCAAGATCGCGCTTGCCGATCACGACAACAGGCGCGCCAGGGAATAGGCGATGCGCCTGCAAGATCACGTTGCGAGGGTCGGGCGGGTTACGCTGCGAGTAACCATTGGGAAACACAAGGCAGGCTTCGCGCACCCATGACGGAATGTCCCTTGGTTCCCATGCGTCCAGTACGATCTCGCGGCGCACGGTCGGCCACGCCTCATAGATGTAATCCATCCAATTCAGCCCGCGCGCCTCGAAATCCTCGAAACGATTGGGCCAGATTTGAAGCTCGTGAACCTGCGAGTATTGCACACGCGGAGCGCCCGGTAGCACGGGACGCACGTAGGAAACCAGTCGGAACAGGTCATGGTACTCGGGCTTGCACTCAAAGGAAACGTCAGCCCCCGCCAGCGCCATCCCACGCGCCAGAGGCAGGCAGCGCGCAACGTCACCTAGCCGCTCGTGATAGACCAGCAGCACCCTAGGCTTCATGGCTGATAACCGAGGCTTTGACCCAAGGCAAAACGCCGTGGAGATCGACGGGGCCGCGCATGACTTGCAGGCGGTCCCACGCGGCGGGATCGTATTCCTCCCCGTAAAAAGCCTGCTTAAATTCAATCTGGCGGCGGGTCGCATAGGCGTAATGGTCGAAGACAAGCCCCATTTGGGCGGTTGCGGAGTGCGAAACGTAGTCCTTGGCCCCGATCAGGATCGGCGGCTCGTGGCGCTCAAAGCGCATTCCCGGCACAAAGCGCCACGCCCTGATCCATTCATAGGCGCAGTGGTTGCCAAAGGCGTTCGGCGTGCAGACGAACCGGCGCGGCCCGACCCAGTAGCGGCAAAGGAACATCGCGCCGTGCGCCTGCGGGTGCCGGTCGAACAGGGCGGGGATGACGCGAAGCTGGGCGGCGGTCCAGATCTCGTCCGCGTCCATCTGCATCAGGATTCCAGGCTCGGTGAACGTCGCCAGTGCCGTGTTGCACATCGCGGCCTTTCCCGGCCAGCGCGGCTGCTTGATCACGGCGATGCGTGGGTCTTTGGCGATCTCGTGCAGGAATCGCTCCGTGCCGTCGTCGGGGGGTGCCTCGATCTGCTGGCACCAATCGGTGTCGCCCACTGGGTCGGCTACCCCATGCACGAGCGTCCAGCGCCAATCGCCGCCGAGCCGATCCAGCGTGCGGTGGATTTCCCGCAGGTACGGCATCCCGTTGAGGACGATAGTGAAAATGTTCAGCCGTGCGCTCATTCGTATGCCTCTGTGCGGTCGCACAAGCACGGCAGGTTTTTCCCGCAGCGGGCGCATTGCAGTTTCGTCCCGCAGCATACGTCTTCAATCGTCGCCTCGTGCGTCTGCGTGAGCGGCACCGGACGTTCACCCGATTCGATCCACTCGGCGCATAGCAGGTAGCCGTGCGCGTCAATCAGGTTGTCCGGCTTGTGCCGGTACGCCTCGCGGCTAATCTTAAGTAGCGCCATCATCAGCACCGCCTCCTTGGGCGTGATCGGCTCGCGCAGCTTGTGCGTCAGGAAGCCGGTCCACATCGTCGCCGTCTTGGCATAGTCTTCTGCCGGCGTGCCGTAGCTCGCGTTGCGTTCTCCGAGGACAAGCTCGGCGGCCCTGTCTGCGTAGGTGCTCATGTTTCGTATGCCGTCGAAACGGCGTTCCGTTTGGCCCAAGCGTCAAAGTGGATCAGGTTGTGCCGCCCGTACTCGTCCACGCCCGCGCTGGCGCTACTCTTGGCGTGCGACTGATGCCGCAGGCCGATGCAGGCTGAATAGATGCCGTGCTTTTGGGCGTTGCGCGTAAGCCACCAGTCAACGTGCGTTCCGCCGCAATACATGGACGGCAGGTCGGGCGCGTAATACTTGTCCCATGCCGCGCATGAAATCACGTAGGCGTCCACCCCGCCGCAGACTGAGTTGTCGTCCTCCACGCGATGCAGGCCGACGACACGACCGGGAGCAACGTGCGGCACCCCGCCAATGATGGCGCAATCTGAGTTTATCCACATGAACGCTCCACCGGAGATTGAAAGCGAGCGAGCCAGCACAAGCATGTCGGTCAGTAGTGGCCGCGGTGTCCCGTTCATGATCACGGGGTCAAGGTGGTTATCCAGCAGGCTTTGCAGCATGTGCCGTTGCGCCCGCTGGCAGCGCCCATCGTTATTATTCAGCCAGGCGGTGACAACTTTCATGGGCAGCGGTATCCGACTAGGTTTAGGCTGACGTTGCATCCGTGGAGCACAAACCGGCTCGTGTCCTCCGCAAAGGATTCGAAGGGCTGAATGTGGCAGAGGCCAGCGCGTGCCATCATGTTGCGTAGAAGCGGCTCGGTAAATCCGATGAAGTGGCGATTCTGCGGGTACTCGCAGCCCCCATAAATGCACTTCATGAAGTTGAACTGCTCGCCAATGTCGCCCGTTTCGCTGATGGCGCGCCCGACTTTTTGCAGGTCGGGAACGCTGATGAAACACTCCCCATTGGGCGCGAGCAGATTGCACCAGCCCAGCAGCACGTTTGTCGCCGCAGGCGACACGCCATTGAAGCCAAAATGTTCGAGGACATGGCACGCATAGACCGCCTCGGCCCCGCCTTGCAGGCTTGAGACGTCGGACAAGTCGCAGACCAGGTCGACCGCGGGGCCAGGACGGGCATCGACATTAATCCATCCCGGCAGGCGAATATCGCCACAGCCTAGGTGATAGCGGAGCGCGGAGATCATGGGGCGGTTGGGTTTCTGCGGCGGAAGGTTTCTTCTCCGCGCTTGTATTTTTCCGGCGCGTTCTGCCGGCGATAGGTCGCATCCCACTCGCCCTTGCCAAAGACGGGATGCGCGTGGGTAAACTTGATGTGGCGGGCGTCGATCACGACGCCGTCCTGAAAGGCGCGGAACGAATACTCGTTGTCCGAAAACATGCTCTCGTATTCCTCGGAGAAAAGGCGCTCTCCCTGCTGCCGCCAACGGGCACGGGAGCAGATCGCCATGCACATGAGCGCATCCTTGCGCGTGCCATCGTCCACCCACAGCACAAACGGGGAGAGCGACGGGGAGTGACCGGCGTGCGCCTTCACAAGCGCCGTGTCCCAGCCGCGGAAAGGAATCCAGTCGTCCGACAATTGCACCAGCAGGTCAGCGCGGGCGGCACTTGCGGCCATGTTCCATGCCGCCACGCAAGTATTTCCGCCACTCACGACGCGCCTGAAACTGCGCAGCCAGCGGCATGACTCGGCATCGTCGGCGTCTATTGCAAAAATATGCTCCACCGATTCCGGCTCGTCGGCCATGTCCAGCCACATATCCCGGCACTGGATGGCTCGGTTTACGCGACCGCGAGTGGCATGGAGCAGCGAAATGCGCGGACGGCGCGGGTCGTAAACTGCCGCCATTGCCTCCTGACCATCCATGCGGAGCGCTCGGGCGCGCAAATCCTTGGCCCCCCAGCCATCCCATTTTGGCTCGTAGCACCACATGCGATCAGACTCGGACTGCCGCGGAGTCTCGAGCAGACGCAGCGTCCAGTGCATGGCGCGCTCTGCACTGTCGTCTTGGAATGCGCACTTTACGAGCGAGGCCAGCGCCTCCTTGGCCCGAGGGAACATATAGTGCGCGCGGAGGGCGTAGATTGCCGCGACCTCGCGCTCGTCGGCCAGTTCCGCCATGTTGAGCAGGCACTGGTAGCGCATGGTCGGGTTTCCGCCTGGCAGCGAAAGGAACACTTCCCCAAATCGCTTGGACTGGTCGGTGTTGCGCAGATGGAAATTCTCTTGATGGCAGTAGTAGTAATTTGAAGGCGAGTCGCGGAGCGCCGCGGTCAGCAGTCGCAGGTTGCGCTTTTCCCCGCCCGCTTTTTCGCCCACGGGGTCGTGAATCCAGACGGGTGCCTTGCGGTTCTCCCACCTGTCGCCTTCGAACATCAGAAGGTTTTCATGCACCGGCCAGCGCCAGCGCCGCCCAGACTCAAACACGCCGCGGCGAATAGCCCGCTCGCGCGTGGTCTGCTTGCATGACTGCGGGACCGAGTACGGGAAGCGCAGCATCAGAAGCTGCGGAGGGGCGGATTCGATCTCCCTCCGCAATTGGCTGGCGTCGTCAATCAAGTCGTCGCAGTCGGCCCAGAAAAGCCAGTCGCCCGTCGCCTGCGAGAATGCCCAATTACGGGCGGCGGCAAAGTCGTCGATGTGAGGCAGCGCGGCATTTTCGTGCGCGTTGCGGTAGGTCGATATAATCACCGCCTTGCCATTGCTGGCGCACCATTGCTTCGCGCGCTCTGCGGTTTCGTCGGGCTCGGCCCTGCCCGTTGCGATTACGAGCGACAGTTCGTCGAATGCCGCCGCGAATGAGGACAGCATGCGCTCAATGTGCCCCAACTCGTTCCCGGCGATCACGCACAGGGAAATGGTCGGCTTTGAAACGGCGTGCTCTGCAATTGAAGGGGCCATAAGCATGACCGCCGACCGTCAAAAACGAAAAACCCCGGCAGGATTTCTCCCACCGGGGCACAAACCCCATGAAAACCGGCTGCAAACCGGAAAGGATGGTTAGCTGTATTGAGTCGCGATCAGGGTGCCGGCGTTGCCGTTCACGACCTTCTCGGACACATGATGGGCAGCGCGGATGATCACGCTGTTCGTCTGCGGCTCCTCGTATTCGAAGACGCCCATCGCGGGGCCGTACTCGCTCCAATTGAGCGTGTATTGCGCACCGGCATTGAGCATCTGCTCGGGACCGCCAGCCTGGCCAAGACGGCCAACCCACACGTAGGTGTCGCCCCAGATGGCGGAACCACTGTAAGCCACGCCTTCCAGCGCGGTGTCGTAGTAGTTCTTTCCGATCAGGACTTCCTTCACGCCCAGAGCCTCAGCCACGGCCTGCTCGTCAACGTTCAGGATGGTGTCGGACGACACGCCGATGCCGCGGAGGCGGTTCTGCAACTTCGTGGAAGCGCGGGCGCGCAGATACACGTTGTACGACATGACCACCGACACATTGCGGTCGGACTCGCCGGCAGCAAGCAGGCGGGCCTTGGCCGAATCAATGTCGAGGCCGATATCGAACGAGGCGATGTTGGCGATGGTGTACGCCGTGCCGCTGTTCGTGGCCGCGCCGTAGTTCGTGGTGTTGAACGTGGCGGCAGCAACGCGGATTTCCCAATCAAGGAGCGGCTTCCGCTTCGCCTGCTGGGCAACAACGATTGAGGCGTCGAAGTAGCGGGAAACGTCCTTCTTGACAGTGGCATCCAGCGGAAGCTCAAAGCCGTACTCCTTGGTGGAGTAGGTGTCCTGCTCAAAAGCGAGGGTGCCGCGAGCGTAGGCCGAGCCAGGGGCGCGGTTGAGGTTGGAAGCGCGCTTCAGCAGGTTGCCAGAAGCGAGCTTGAACTTGGGATACTGACCGTCCTTGGCGGGAACGTTTACGACAGGCGAAACGCGACCTGCAATCAGGCCCGTCTCCCAATCCGAGGACTCTTGGACTACGCCGGCAATGTCGGCGCGAAATTTGACTCCACCGAGGGGATACATGGTAGGTAAAAGGTGTTAAAGGTTAGCGGTTCAGCGGGAGAATCTGGATGATCGCCCCGTTGCTGTTGGCCGATTCAAGCGCCACGCCGACAGTCACGGTGCCGCCAGTGCGGGAAACCTGACCATTGGTGGACGAGTAAACCGTATCACCGACAGTGACCGGACAACCCGTGACGCTCACGCGCTGGGTGCCGGGACCGGCGAAGAATTTGATGCTGACATAGTCGCCGGCAGCGTTCGCATCTTCCTGCGTGACGCCGTGGATGTCGTTGTTCGCCGTGGTGGCGGCAGCGATCTGGCCGCTGGAATTGACCTTGACGAGTCGGTTGGCGGAAATGGCCGCAGCAGCCGCGAAGGTGCCGAAGCCGGAATCATATTGAGTAGCCATTTAAGTGGTTGGGTTGAGAGTGGCGGGTTAGAACATGACGACTTCGCCAGCGCTCAGGCGCTTGTTGTAGTCGGCGTATTCCGTGGGATTGGAGCGGACCACGGCCTTGATGGCTGCGGCCTTGTTCTTCGAATACTCGGCGTGTTCGCGCACAAGTTCCTCGAACTTCTTCTGCACGGGCTTCTGCGCTTCGCCACTCGGGGCGGCGGGCGGGGTGCCCAGGGTCGCCATGAAGGCGGTCAGCGCGCTCTTGGCGGCAAGTTCCGCGACTTCCGAAAGCTGCTTGGCCTGCATCGCCTTCTGCTCGTCGGGATTGGCGGCAGGGGCGGGCGGGGTTTCCAGCTTGGAAAGACGGGCGGAAAGCGAGTCAATCGCGCCTTTGATGGCGCAATCAATCATGTCCTGAATCTTTTTTTCGTCCATTTTGATGGTTGGTTGAATTGGCAAGGACGACGGATTGTCGGCCTTAACTAAAGGGCCGGCGTCAAAGAGGCCGGAAGGATTGGCGGCAGGCTCTCCCACCATGTCGCACGAGTAGATTTCGGCGCAGCGCGCCATGCGGACGTCGCCCTTGACCTCGCTCGGGCCGGAAAACGCGATGGAAAGCCCGAATGTGTCGGGAATCGTCTGCGCCAGTTCCATGATATATTCACGGTGCGGCGTGCTCTTGAGCAGATGCAGGTCGGCCAGCAGTTGCGCGCCCTCGATGTGGAAATTCGTCAGGAAACCGACAATGTCTCCGGCATCACCCGCGTGCTCCATCTTGACCTTAAGCCCGCCCTGATACGACTCCGCGCACGCCTTGACCTGCTCGAGCGTGGTGGCGTCAACCTCGATGCCGTGGCCCTTGGCGGGGCCAATGGTGATCACGGACACGCCGCGAATCACGCCGGCAGATACGTCAACGGCGGCAAAAGCGCGGCTGCGCAAGGCAAAGCGATGCTGGGCGGGTAGGGCGCTCATTTACTTTGAGCGCGATTCGTCAAAAGGCGCTATGCTCGCCAAGCGGTCCACCAAGAGCGCAATTGCGCAATTACCTTTGGCGCAATGATTATTGCCGTACCAAGCGAAACAATCGCGGCGAGCATTGCTGCCGCAATCTGCGAGGTGCGCAGAAGGTCAAATGAAGCCCAGCCTGAGATCGTGCCGATGATGCCGGTCACGCCGGGGTAGTTTCGAAGATGGTCGATCATGCTATTCCTGTGAAAGTTTCTTTTTTGCGTCGTGGTAAAGCAGCGGCGCGGTTGCGTACCCGCTGGCATCGCGCAGGAGGCGCTTAAATTTGGAATCGTCCATGTGCTTGATCAGCCCCGGCAGCACATACACGAGGAACACCCAGCCGCAGGCAATCCACAGCGCAATGCGCCAGAGCTTGTCGATCTGCTCGGACAGCGAGCCGGCCTTGCGCTTCTCAGCGTCCAGCTTGTCGGCAGCGGCCTTGACTAGTTCGGTCTTGGCCGTAACCGCAGCCTGCACTTCTTCCGCCTTGGCCTGCGCCTGCTCCACCTTGGCGGCGAGCTTGGGCAGTTCCGCCTTTACGGCATCGCGCTCAAGCGTGACCGTGCGCAACTCAGCATCCTTGGCCGCGAGTGCCGCTTTTGCTTCGTCGCGTTCGGCCTGCACCGACGAAAGCGCGCCATCCACGATGCGCAGGATCTCGGCCTGCTTGTCGGTCGGCAGCGTGCCAATAGCCAGCCCAAGGGCCAATTCGCTGCGCTTGAGTAGGTCAGACGCAAGCTGGGTCTGCGGGGTGCGGTGCTCGACGGGTTGGCGTGAAAGCGATTCCTGCGCGCCGGATTGCATCTGTTGTGCGTAGCGCACTTGTTCCGCCTGCTTGGCGCGCTCAAGTTCGTCTGCGGCCTGCTTGGCGCGCAAGGCGGCGTCACGTTCGGCCTGCGCTAGCGCAAGATCGGATTGCAGGCGGGTTAGTTCAGCGGTCGGCGGCTTCTTGCGGAATAGTTCAAGCGGCTTCCATCCGCCCGCGACTACACCAACCGCCAGCGCAACACCGGCAATCAGCAGAAGATCAATCCCGATTGTGCCTCTAACGCTGCGCATACAAAATCCCCACGACGCGAAAACGCACGGCGCTCTTGGCAATCAGCCCGTCTGGCGCGTTGTTGTTGTCGCCGTGAAATCCAAGGTTCGTTTCGTAAACGCCAGTTACGCGATGCACCACGAGCAGGTCGCCACGCTTGTAAACGGCAATGTCGCCAACGGTCAGGTCGGTGCCGTCGCTCGGCACTTGCAGCAGAATCGCATTGCTGCCGAATAGCGGAAGCATTGAGCCGGTCGGTGCAACCTCGGTAAACAAGCGCCCTGGCTTCTGCATCGCCCAAAGCATCGCATCAACCTTGACCGACTGGCGCGGATACGCGCTAGACGGCGGCGGATTTACTTCCTCGCGCTGGGCACAGCCTGC